TAGGGTATGTTGTAGCAGATAAATTTTCTATGGATCCAAAGAAAAGACAACAAATATTTGCAAAGTGCAAAAAAGATGATGAAAACTTAGAAAAACGGAAAAAAGAAATACTAGAAAAATATGCTAACAAACAAGACAAATCAAGATCTAGAAAAAATGATTCTAAAAGCTCGAAGAATCATAAAAGAAAAGCTAAGAGCAAAGAATTTTAGAAAAAATTACAAACAAAAATCAGATATAAAAAGATAAAAGGAGAAAGAACATGACAAATCAATTATTTAAACAAAAGAAAGAATTGGAAACTTATATCCGAAGTACAGGTTATAACACTAGAGGGATGAACGTAGAAAATAATCATGTAATCATTGAAAAACCAATCCTTGATAGTTACGAAGAGGAATATCAACGTAAAGAGTTGATTGATCTAGTAAATGTTATTGAGACTCGCACCCGTGGTGGGAAGTATGAAGTGAACGACTTTGAATCTGACTTATTACAAGAAACCAACGTGGAACAGATCCAAAATGAAATTAAAAAGAAAACTATTAGCATTGATTACTTAGTTAAATCATTTAGTGGGAAACTTGAGTTTTCACAAGAACAATTAGAAGATGGGCAATATAATTTGACAGATTTTCTCGGGAAAAAAATCATTAAATTAAAACGTAAAACACGTAATAGAGAAATCGGAAAAATCCTTCAAACTGCAACAACTCAGACTGCTACAAGTATAGATGATTTGAAATCAATTGTTTCTTTAATCAATCCAGAACGTATTGTATCTATGGTTGTCAGTCAATCATTATTTAATGTTTTAGAAAAAATGAAGGATACTTCAGGGAATTATCTTCTTAAAGTTGATAAAGAGACAGGAACAAGCGAAACCTTCTTTGTAGATAATTTTTTAATTGTAGATGATACGACATTAGGGAATAAAGGTGATAAAAAAGCATTTATCGGAGATTTAGAAAACTATGTTACATTATTTGACCGTAAGAAAGACACCCTTAGTTGGATGACTTCGGAGGACGTTTTTGGAAAGAGATTGATTTTACATACTCGATTTGATGTTAAAAAAGTGGAATCAGATTGTGGCTACATTGCTGAATGGAATTAGGAGAAAAAATGGATAAAGAAAAAATATTTTCACTACTAGAAGATCTAAATGATAAAGAGAATAAAATAAGAGAAGCAAGAGGAGAGCTAGATAAAAAAAGAAAAAGCATTGCAGGGAAGCAAGATATTTCGTTTGAAAATATCAATGAATTTTTGTCTAATAACTCCGAAACTATAGATCAACTTGAGAGAATAGGAAAAGCTATTAACTCACTGCAAGAAAAATATGATAGTGAGTTTTCTGAAGCTAAATCAATTATTTTTGGATATATTTTTAAAGAAACCAAGCGCAGAGTAGAGGAAAAGAAAATCTATAAACGTTACCAGAAAAAACTTAGACAGATTCTAACTGCTTATGATGAGATTCAAAATTTGAAAAAAGAAGTTGAAGAGATAAACAATAATGTAGTACAAGAATTAAGTCAGAAGTATCCTTTATCGCTATATCGAACTGAAGTATACCCACACACTATTTTACCTTTCTTCATTCCAGATTATAAGGGAGATTTAGAATTTAAAAATGACTATCATAAAGCTAAAGAGTATCTAGAAAATAATTGATTGTTTAAACAAGGCTAATAATATTCTGAATGATTAAAAGATGTATTACTAGCCTTTGTTTTTTAACTTTACTATAGTTTCACATAATAGAGTAACCATAAACTGAGAAAAAACAATAGCTTAAAAGCTATATGTATTAAGGGGTTATAGAATAGTGTGAGTTTCACAGAATGTAAGATATGAGAAACTGAGTTTAAAAACTAATAAGAAAAAGTTGCTGAATCAGTCTTAGGAAGAGAGATAGAACTAATGGGATTAAGTGAAAGAGATTTTGATTGTCTTGATTTAAAATTAGATCTATACAAAAATATAGACCATAAAATATATTTAAGGAGACAGGAGATTATACACGACAAACACCTTGACGGTGATGGTAGAAGAACTAATTTAGTCTATAAACCTACGGAAAGTAAAGTAATGAAATTAGCTTCAGATGTTAGTCTAAGAAACCTTGAAATGTTCAAAGCAACAGTAGAGACTTTATTAGATGAACTAATACCTGAAGATGTTTACATTTTTAAATTACACTGGTTAGGTGACTGCTTGACCTGGGAGGAAATTGCTTATAAATTGGATAAGCCAGAAAGATTTATTAATAATAAGAGAAAAAGAATTTTAAAAAAGTATTCTCGAATAATAAATTTTAGATGATATTTCTAATTACCCCCCACCTATTTAAAAATATATTTAGCTATTTGGGTACCGGTGAAGGGAACTTTTTCCAAGTCGGAGACCTCCAGACAAAAAGGGGATAAAAACTTGCCGATTTTGAGTGAAATGTAGGATTTACATTGAGTAATTAAAAATCAAGACAAACTTTAGTATGCTCTTGCTTTGTTGTATATGAAATAATTGAGTCTTAATTAAAAATAAATCAACAACGACTGATTTTTATTTGGAAATACTTAATCAACAACATTGAATAATAAAAAAAAAGGGATATAATTAGTTCAAACGTATTAATTTATTTCTTGAAAAACTACATTATACAATCAGGAATTGCAGATATGATTAAATCATTGTTTGATTAAAGTATGGAGGGGAATATGCAATTTAACGTATATGGGAATTTAGAGGGTGGCGTAATTGATGTGCGAGAAAAATCAGAAATTGAAGATTTTTTGGTGAATAGCTTTCGAACTTCAACTACACGTTATAGAAATTTTGAATCATTTTGTAGTTTTTGGAATGAATTAGATAAAAATAAAGTAACTAGAGTTTGGATTGACGGTAGTTTTTGTTCCAACAAGGTGAATCCAAATGATATTGATTGTGTTGTATTTATTGAGCCAGATTTAAATAATTTCGAATATGCTCAATTATTAACGAAAAAACATGGTAAGTTATTAGATAGATATTTAGATGTTTATGTTTGTTGGGATAAAAATTTCTTTGATGATTCTTCCATAGAATGGAATGAAATAGATCGCCAGGAAACCTATTGGTTAGGGAAATTTGGTTTTGACAGAAATCATAACCCTAAAGGAATTATCGAGTTAGATAAGGAGGTGGTTTTATGAGTAAAGATTTAAAAATACTTGAAGATAGAGCGAATAAAGTTTCTAATCCTGAATTAAGACATATGTTGCATTTGGGACTTGATTCAATGAGAGTATTTGAAGAAGGGATAGACTCAAGTAATGTTAAAAGTATACTTTCTATCAGATTGCTTTCAGAAAATCTTCCTTCAGGACAAATCGGGTTAAGACAATTGTCAGAAACTCTCAAATCAGTTGAGAGTATTCAAGAAAATGGCATAGCATCGTTCATTGGCTTTGAAGGGAAGCGAGGGAAGATTCCTAGAGATATTCTGGATAGAAATGAGCTTATTATAACCGCTACAAGAGCAGGTTCGTTTATAATCGATTTAGGATTAAAAACTCATCAACTTTCAATGTTCGAACAAGAAAACAACATGGCAATTAATGTAATAAATGATGTATCTGATTTGCTAGAAGGAAAGTTAGATACTCCAGAATTTGTTGAAATATATAGTTCAAGAACTTTTAATTCTGTAAAACAATTAGTGTCTAGATTAAATAAAGAAAAACTAGGGATAGAGATTCAAGATAATAAAAGTAAAACCAATAAGCTATTTGATAGAGAACAGATAATAGAGATTAATAAAAAGTTTAAAGATACTCATATAGAAAAACAAGAAAACATAATAGTCCAGGGGAAATTGATAAAGATTGATTTATCAAATCAAAAAATTACTTTGGATACTCCAGAGGGAGTAGTGAATATAAAAGTTAATGATCCGGAGATAAAAACACTTCGTTTAACTACCAATGAAGAATATAAAATTAAGACAAGCGTGAAAGTAGTCATTAGACGCACACAGCAGACTCGAACATATGTGACTTCATCAGTAAGAAACATAGAAGGAATATAAACCTTTAATTTAATTAGAGTAGATTGAGTCAAAAATATAGAAAAAGCAACTGTATCTTACAGTTGTTTTTTGTTTTTTACGAATAAATAAGTAAGAGGAAGAAAATGGACATTTTAATTATTGAACCTGAAAGTATTGAAGAAACTAAACTGGGATTTGAGCATTGAGTAAAGTTGACTTATAGTGAACAAATACTAAAGAATGAATACACGGTTAAGTTATTGCTCCTATTAGATTTTAAAGTAGAGGATAAAGACTTACTAGATTACCTGGTATCAACCTGGAAGTATTACGATCTAGTGCTTCATTCGGTACATATGGATAAAATGGAAAAACAGGGGTAAATATGATATAATTATTTCCTATTATATAGACATGAAAAAGATATAAAAAAGCAAGTAGTAAATTGATGAAAAGTAATAGTGGTGAAGTAATATGATAAAAAATAGATATTATCACACAACAACGGAGAATCCTAAAATACTTCGTTTATTTGGTGGTGTTATGCAAGTTTTTGATATCGAAAAAAAGTGGATTGATAGTATTGATTGGTTTAATAAAATCTATTTCAATGATTTCACGGATTTTGAAGAAATTTCAGAAAGCGAGGCATTCGCTTATATCGAAGAGATGAAACACCAAAATTGATATAGTACGCTTCGTTATTAAAAGTCCACGTATAGTAACATAAAAAGCACGTTTTACCGTGCTAGTTTCTTGCCTGCTGAACTCATTTAAAAAGTAGAGTTTTATGTTCAGTGATTTGTGGAGTAAGGAAGAAACTC